CTAATTCCGAATCATCTCTAGTTTCTTCTGATGTTTGAACTATTACTGCTGGATATTGTTGTTCTGAAAGTTCATCAATAGGAAAAGGTTGTCTAGTAGCTTTTTTAATTGTTATTGGGCTACTAATACCTGAAATAGTTGATAATAAATTTGATGCTATGTTTTCTCTTACACTCATAAATGCCTTTTTATTTCTTTTTCAACAAATCTGTTAAAAGATTTTTTAATTGCTTTTTCTGTCCTATCATTAAAACCAAAAAAAGGTCTTTCAGGTTTATTAAGAACTTGATTAAATAATGCTCTTTTTCTCATTTCTGCATTTGAAAATCCCAATGATACTTTAAATTTACCTGTTTTTTTAACTGTTGTATTTGGTGTTAGTGATCCCATCATTCTATTGTCATAAATTAAATCTACTGCTGTTGGTCTGCCCTCTTTTTCTAATCGTTTTAAATAAGAAGCAGAATAACTAGCAAATCTTCCTGAATCAAATCTCAATCCTTTTTTTGTTTTTGTTCTTATAAACTCTAAAAGTTGAAAACCAGCTTGTTTTAATCCTTTTTGTATAATATTAGGAAATTTATTTTGGAATCTTTTAATATTTCGTTGTACTTGCTTTGTGTTAGTAGTGAACTTAATATTGACAGCCATTATCTAATCAATCTTCTAGTTCCGTGTAAAGGTTCTCTTTCGTTCTTAACAATAGTACCATCTCCTGTACTATCATATTCAACACCATCTTCTAAAATAGAATCCCACTCTTTGTTATATTCTGACATATAGTGTTCTGCCATTCTTTCAAATCTATCTTTTTCTGTTTCAGGTCTAAATTTTGATAAAGCTGGACAAAGAAATCTACCTAAAAATAAATAAACTCCAGCACGTTCAAATTGGTCTAAATTAACTTTAGTATCTACCATTTCATTTGTGCCAAGAACTGTGATGTCAGTATATACATTTGTTTTATAAACAGACCACCACTCTATTCTTAATTGTCTTAAAATATCATTTGTAGTTTGTGCAAAAAAATTAGTAGCTTCTGCATCTGTTGATGCAATACCAAAACCAAAAGCATCAGGTTGATACTTAGTTACATCTCCAGCAACTATTACATTTGCACCTGTATAGTTTGCCATATTATAAAACCCAAATTATAATAACTAAAGCTACTGCAATACCACCAGCTACTTTAGGGTGTTGCTTTGCTAATGCTATGTATTTATCTAAATGTTTCATTTCTTCTTCCTTGTTTTTTTCTTTTTCGGTTTTAACTGCACTACTTTAGCAGAAATATCTTTTTTAGTCGCTTTTTTTATTTCAGTATCTTTTACAGGAAAAAAACCATTTCTTGTAAAATGGGCTAAATTAGCTTCGTAATATTTCTTTTCTTTTGTGATTATTTTTCTACCATTTGTTAATTTTATATCCATAAGTTCTCCTAGTTGCTATCAGGGCAATTTCTTGCCCTGATAA